ACTGAGCAGTTCCTTCGTCAAGTTGCTGATATGCCTGCTAAGACTGAGCCGCGTCCTGACTTCGCTGACATCGCTCAGACGGTTGAGCGCATTAATATCGAAGGTGAGGTTGCTCCTAAGACTAGTCAGTCTGAGGCGGCACCGCCAAAGGGTACTAGCGGTACTACTGCACCGGGTAAGCCTAACAAGCCGGGTGGCTCTACTAGTAAGAACGGTGGCGCTGGTAACACGCCGAAGGGTAACGCACCGTGACCAACTTTAACGAGACACCTGCGGATACAGGCGTAACTCAGTCAGAAACGCTACTGCTATACGTTGGCCGTCCCATAACCGATACCGGCTTAACTCAAACTGATTCGTTTGTTAGGTTTATCCACAGGAAGAAAACTGATACTGGTACTACCGTTACAGATCAGTTTGTGGTTAAATCGTTCAGAGTCATTAGCACCACTGGCTCTACGATCACAGACTCCACAGGCGCGGCGGTTCGTCCTGCGCCTGACTCACCATTCGCTTTCCTGTGTTCACGTAATTGGGAGACAGCAACTACGCCTACTAAGTGGACAACAGCAGCTTATAATAGATTCACCTACACAACGATTGCCGACTAATCTATGTCAGTACGCCTAACAGCCGGAACGAAGGAAATCGTACCAGTAGACATTACTGACTACACAGGCGTAACGACTGATCTATCAGCAGCAACACCAACATACACAGTTCAAGATGATGCAAACGCTTACAAGTACAATGCAGCTAGCACTACAGCAAGCGGCATGAGAATTAAGCCGATGATGGATACGAGCGCCACTCACGCAGGAGGCGCATGGGCAGTAGGTCACTATCGCCTATTCGTAGGATTCACAGTAGGATCAGAGATTATCAAGCTAGGTCCAATCGACGTGTACGTAGTCAGTACATAGCAGGGAGTGAATATATGCCGAACTTTGAAATGTCGCATTCTGAGACGGGTACGGGTAGTCCACCCGCACCCAATACGAATCACCCTGACGTTTCGGGAGATATCAACAAGCGCGGCATCCGTCGTGACGCTCCCGCTATCGTTAATCCTAATGCTGCTACGGTGACTAAGCCATGAGCAATAACTACAGTCACATCATGGACAAGATCATGGGTACTCCCTGGGTTATCACGCCTGAGAGCTTACAGACGATCCTTAGCATTATGGATCGTAAGATCGCTGGTGAGGATATCGACACTAGTGAGTACGCATTCGGTCCTATGCAGGGCGATCACTTAACTGATTCACAGGAAGGTCCGGTTACCCCTGTGGGGGTTTTGAATATCAACGGGCCGATTTTTCCTAAAGCAAATATGATGACTCAAATGAGTGGAGCTACTAGTGTAGAGAAGCTCCAATCGGACTTCCGCCAGATGCTTAGCGATGATACGATTAAATCAATCGTACTCAACATCGACAGTCCTGGCGGTATGTCCGATCTTATTATGGAGATGGGCGATGAGATTTACTCAGCAAGAGGCCAGAAGCCTATTGTTGCTGTAGCGAATACGACAGCTTGTAGTGCTGCGTATTGGCTAGGCTCTCAAGCTGAAAAGCTCTTCGTTACTCCATCGGGCCAAGTTGGCTCAGTAGGTGTGTATACCGTCCATCAGGACAAGTCTGCACAGCAGGAGAAGGAAGGTGTCAGCACCACGATGATTAGTGCTGGCAAGTACAAAGTAGAGGGTAGTCCGTTCGGCCCTCTAAGTGATGACGCTAAGGAGCATATGCAGGAGCGTGTCGATGAGACATATTCTGAGTTCATTAGTGCTGTTGCAAGAGGTCGAGGTACTACCGATGATATTGTTAAGGAAGCCTATGGTAGTGGTAGAACATACCATGCCAAGACAGCTTTAGCGATGAACATGGTGGACGGAATACAAACACTCGATTCAGTGGTAGGTGGTATGATGGACTATTCAACAGGCGGGTACGCAACAACCACCACAGGTGGTAGCACACAGTGGACTTACGTACCTACATTCTCAACTGAGGTAAAGGAAGGTGAAAACAGTATGGAACCACTTACTCCTGAGACACTGGCTGCGCTAGGTCTTAGTGAGGAAGCTACGACGGAGGAAATCGAAGAGGCAGTTTCGCAGTTGGTCATGGAAGTCACGCCAATCCGTAATGCATCTGCACACCAGCTTGCATTTGCGGAGCAGTTCCCTGAGCAGGCACGTATGCTTGAGGACTTAAAGGCCCGTGACATTGAGCAGTCTGCGAAGCTGTTTAGTGAGTCTTATGCACAGTTCTCTCAGGATAGCGCACACGGTTTTAGTGGCGTTGCTCTTGAGATGATCGGTGATATGCATAAGCAGATTTCCGCTGGTGGCGTTACTCACGATGATTTCAAGGAGTTCCTTGATCTCTTCAGCACTAAGGCTGCTATTGTGGATTACACGGAGCGTGGTACGAGTCGTGAAGCAGAAGCAATTACTGCTGAGTCAGCGCGCGATGCTGGTAATCAGATCGCAACACTTGCTCATGCTGCTATTGCTGAAGCTGGTGGAAGTGAGAAGTTATCGTGGGGTGACGCACTCGCACAGGTGGCGACTGCCAATCCTGAGTTAACTGCAATGTATCAGAACTCAGTCGGAGGCGGTGAATAATGCCAGCATACGGGAATTATGGTATCGCTAAGGGGTACGACGCCGACACTCAGATTCTGAAGTTCCGTGCAGTTACGTTCGGACTCACCGCTGAGAGTGTGACGCCTGTTGTTAGTGCAGGTGGAACCGGCATTGGTATCTCACAGTTCGACTGCCTTACTGCTGAGATCCTTCAGGGTAAGGGTGTCACTGTGATGGAGCAGGGTATTACTGAGTGGGTCTGCGGAGACGATGTTGACCGTGGCGCTCAGGTTACGTGTGATAATGCAGGACGTTGTGTGGAGGCTGCTGGTGCAGACTTCATTTGGGGCGTTGCTCGTCAGACTGGTGCAGTTAACGAGCGCATCGCTGTAACTCTAACTGGCGCATTCAGTGTGTCAGCGATCACAACCTAAGAAGGGGGTGACACAGAATGGCAATGTATGATCCAGGCAAGCTCTACGTTGATCCTATCTTAACTGGCTTCTCCGTCGGTTATCAGGATCAGACGCTTTATGGTGAACGTCTATTCCCGATCACCCCTGTTGGTACTCAGTCAGGACGATATCGTGTTTACGATCGTTCTAACTGGATTGTATTCCCCTCGCGTCGTGAGCCGGGTACAGTGGCTAACGAGGTCCGTGGGGGCAAGTGGGCAGAGGATACCTTCAAGACGAAGGAGCATTCACTTCAGGCTGCTGTTGCTGATGAAGAAGATCAGGAATTACAGTCGCAGGGTGGATTAGCAGATGCCGTGTTCGGTGGTGGATTGCAGCTTAATCCGCATCAGGACGCGACTGAGCTTATCACTCGCTCACTGTTGTTAGAGCATGAGCAGAAGGTGGCAGCAGCTATCCGTAATACGGCTAACTATGCTGGTGGATTCACTTCGGCTCTTGCTGGCGCTAACAAGTGGAGTGACTACACGTATATCACGGCTGGTATTGTTGAGTCGATTGTGAGCAATCCGGTTAAGGATATTCGCGCAGCTTGCTTCAAGGTCTACAAGGCAACTGGTCGTTGGCCGAATACGATGACGATTCCGATTGATGCTCTCGGTGTTATTGAGCAGCATCCTCGTGTCGTTGATCGGTTCAAGAACTTCGCGCTTACTGACCCGGAGGCTTGGAAGGCGTTAATTAACGTGCCTGCACCCGATAACTTCTTCATCGTTGACTCGATGGTGAATACGGCTAATAACATTGATGCTACTGAGAGCATCGTTAGCCTGTGGGGACAGGACGTGTGGCTTGGACTTGTTGACGCTACGCCTGGTCAAAAGACTAAGACATTCGGTAAGACCTTTGCACAGAACTACCCTGACGGTTCGCTTAAGCCCACGGATCGTTGGCGTGAAGAGGACAGGAAGAGTGACATTGTTCGTACTTCGTTCAAGTACGATCTTAAGGTTATCTCGGATACCTCCGCGTACCTCTTCCAGACGGCAGTTGCAGCGGTCTAATCATGATGATGACAGGAGATAATCATGGCGAATAAATACTACGCTTGGACTGAAATCCGTCTCGGGAGTGAGTCTATCGCACCCGGAACTGTGGTATTACCCAAGCAGCTAGGCGATGATTGGGATTCGTTGTTAGAAGCGGGATCTATCCGAACTCAGGTATATCCTAAGATGCCTGCCACATGGTTAGGTAGTGTTAGGAGCTTCAGGCAGGAACAGATCCGCGCACTACGAGCAGGACTTGACGCTCGTACACTACTCGACATTGAAGATGATGACGAGGGTGACGAGTACCTTGCACTTCTCGCTAGCGTTGAAGAAGGAGCTAGTGAGTAGGTAGCCTAACGGCTACCTACTCACTTACTCTTATGGCTGCTAATCTCTACGCAACGCTGGACGATATCAACGCGCACTTACCTGTTGAACAGGGTAAGGCGCAGATCAGCGATGGCGAAGATGATTTGCTTCAGATCGACGCTTACCGCTTAATTCGCGGTAGGCTATCGGGCACGTTCGATCTAACGGTAATCAACGCCTGGGTCAGTCCAGCTACTACGCCTGAGCAGATCCGTCGAATAGCCGGAAAGATTATTGCAGCCAAGTGGTACGCACTACTCGTAGCAGAGGACGAGGCAGACGGTTCGCTGTTTGCACAGACACTCTACAACGAAGCTATCGCAGAACTCAATGATATTCGTAACGGTACGTTCACGGTTATTGGTGTTGATGGACAGGAGCTTGAGAACTCCGCATTGATTGAGAGTAGCTTCTGGCCTAATGATACATCACCGCCTGCATCATTCAGCGTAGAAGAAACGTGGGCGTAGATGTCTGAGTACACACCTGACTGGACTTACTTCGAGTATGATACTAGCGATCTAGATGCAGCAGCTATCGCTCTGTATAGATTTGCTAATTATATCGACGATGAAGAAGTCCTACAGGGTGCGAAGCGTATCGCAATGGACGATATGGAGCGGCGTTTTGATTCTGAGATAGATCCGTTTGGTAAAAAGTGGCGTCACCTTACACCTAAATACGAAGAGCAAAAAGCGCGAGATGGATTCCCTGTTCGCCCTATCTTAACTCGCACACACGCTTTACGTGATGCGGCTACTAGTGAGAGTGCATGGTCGGTATCCGGCGAATCTGTCTGGTTTCACACTGATGGACTACCGGGTTACTGGGAGGCCCACGAAAAAGGTGCTCCGTCGCGTACTTACCACAGAGATGTAGATGGTGAAACTAGGGAGTCCGGTTACTACGGCGGTTTGCCACAGCGGCGCTTTATCGGCTTGAGCGAAGAAGCGCGTGAAGAGATACTAGCTCTTATGGGGGCTTGGTTAGAGGCTGGACTAGCTCAAACAGTTGCCCCATTTAAATCCGAATCCATAGCTAGATTCGGGGAGAGCTATAGAGGCGGTATAATTTCTTCTATGTTCCCCGGCGCTGGAGGTAAATTACAGTATCGAGTATCAGGTAAGGGATACGGCGGTAGATTTGGGCCTATGGTATAATGATTACTACTACCTGGGAACTAGTGGATATGGCAGTTAGCAGACTAGAAGCACAGTCTGGCCCATTAGGTATAAAATTTGTTGGAGCATACGAAGAGAAGATTATACCAAGATTTCCAGCAGTAGTAGTAGTGCCGGGAGGTCAAGCTAAGACTTTTCACGGTACACATACATTTCAGATCAACGCTACTCTCTACTTTTATGTTTATCATGCTAATCTAACTCTTACTAAGCGCGAAAGGTCGAAGGCTGATTTGCAGCTAGTCTCTAATTTAGAGGCTGAGTTAGATAGTGATATGGGTTGGACCGATGAAACTGGATCTAAAAGTGTAATACAAGGTTGGGTAGAGCAGGAAGAGCCTGGAATATTGCAGCCTAAAGCATCTAAAGGCGATGCAGTTATCTGCACTAGGCTAACATGGAGAGCAATTAGTCAGCGGAGGTTCTAATGCAAATCAAGTATGATTGGCCCGATATGCCTGTGGGAACTCCGTTGTCATTTGGCGGATTGCTGGTAAAGAACGGTCAAGTCATGGAAATGACTGAAGAAGATGAAGAGACTTTTAAAAGAACTACCGGCCTGAGTTTTACGCAGGCTGCTCGTAGTACCACACAGCTATCTATTCCACGAAAGAAGGTGAGTGATTAATGGCAGTACAGCCCGGTATTGGAGCAACTGGATTTGTAGGCGTGGCGTTTGAGACTGTGAAAGGTACTTACGTAGCGCCCTACGCCCATGTTCCTGTGCTTTCCGAGTCGTTGAAGTACACGGAGGATAAGTACTATTCTCAGCAGCTTCGTCAGCAGGTTATTGACTCTCAGGTTACTGCGGGTTATTACCATATCGCTGGCGATCTTGAGATGGAAGTGGACGTTCACTTCATTCCTTACTTCCTCTATGCATCACGTCACACTTGCACGAAGGCGGGTGCTGGTCCTTACACGTACAACTACACTCCTACGACTGACGGAGCTACGTCTACTAATGCAGGCACTACGCTCTGCAAGACGCTCTCTATCACTTGTGTTCGTAACGGTGAAGTGTTCGGCTACACTGGTTGCACAGTCGGTCAGTACTCTTTCACTGTTGATGCAGGAGTGCTTAAGGTTACAATGAGCATCATTGGAGAGGCAGAAGCAGTACAGAGCCTTCCGGTTCCTGTGTGGCTTGAGGCCGATCTGTTGGGTGCTGATTCGCATAACGTGTATACTGCTGCTTCTGGTGTTAGCCCGACGTGGGGTGCTGCACAGGCAGGCTTCAACGGATTCACGTTCATGGTTAACCACAATGCAGAGCCGCAGAACCGTATCAAGTCTAGCCGTTCAGCGGCGTTCGTCAAGTATGGTAAGACGGATCTGGAAGTCGATTCTGAGTTGGACTTCCTTACCCGTGCTGACTACGACAAGATGGTTAATACGCAGACCGCAGCATTCAAGTTAGAATCCACAGTTGGTGGAGTAGCATACAATGGTACAGTGCCGGGTATCTCGCTCGCTGCTAACCATTGCGCGTATGACACCTATGATATCAATGTTGGTTCTATCGACGCTATCATCATGGGTGGATTCAAGGGACACGGCCTAGTCCAAGTCGGTGGTAACGCTTATGAGATCAAGGTTACTTCCCCGACCAATGTTGGTGTCACGACCTAATCAGCTAGACAAACAGGAGAGAATACAATGCCAGTTGGAACCGTAACGCAAGAACCCGTCCGGCACGAATTAACGAGCCTACCGCCGGACGGGTTCGTTACGCTCAGGCAGCTTCCCTATTGGGACGTTCTTGAGCGTAGAGATCAGGGTAGTCGTGCAGTCATGGAACAGACTAAGCGCAAGCCCGGTCAGAAAGCTGATGACGATACTAAGATGGTGATTGAAACCTACCAGACGTGGGAGCGGTTCTACACGTTCAAGAACTGCATCGTAGATCACAACATCACTGACAGTAACGGCATCCAGCTTGATTTCAACAAGGAGCTAACACTCCGTATGTTGAACCCTGCTGTGGGAGTTGAGATTGAGAAGCTGATTGATAAGCTCAACGCAGAGGACGACGCTGATGAAGAGCTTTTTCCGACTGCTGCTTCTACCTCCTTACCAACTCAGGAGGCGAAGGCAAGCGAAGTACCAGAGCAGAGTCAATTAAAGCTATCTACACAGACGAACTAAAACAAGAGTGTATTACGTGGCTGAAGATAACCCACCTGTGCAAAGAGTTTAGTATTCTTCCTGAGCCGGGTGGGTTGCTTCAGCAACAGAAAGGTACTGTTATGCGATTGTCAGCAGTACTCAATGCCACCGCTCGATACGAAGAGCTAGAGATTACGCGGAGGTCTAAGTAATGGCTCGAATGTATGAGATGAATCTCGTCATTCGGTTGCAAGACCGCGCCTCTGCACGTATGCGCCGCATCAGCGGAGATATGAGCGCGCTTGCTCGCCATGCTCAGTCTCAGAACAAGCTCATGCAGATGCAGGCTCAATCGCAGCGTTTACAAATTAAGCAGGGCCAGTCACTAACGAACTTGCGCTCTCTTGAAGCTAAAGACGGAGAAAAACGATTAGCTAACTTAGCTGCTCAATCTAAATTAACTGCACAACTAGCTCGCCAAGAAGCTGCTATGAATAAGACTCGTAGAGCGCGCGGGGAGATTGTTCAGAGAACAATACCCTATCAGAGTCGAGAAAAATTCATACGGTTAGAGAGTGAAGCAGAACGCCAACAGTGGATCAAAAAGAAGGGTTATAATAGAGCCGAACAAGCTATGCTCTATGACTATTTAGCTCTTCGTAGTCGTGAGTATAGTTTATTAGTAAAGAACAATGAACAGCTAGCTGCTGAGCAGAGAATACTAGCAGGTACTATAGCCGAACAGAAGATTCTCAACGAGCAGATTGAAAAGCGTATTGCATTAAATGCACAGGCTGAGGCTCAGGCTGCTCGTTATGGTACTGGTAGAAAAGCTGCTCACGCTGGATCGTTAGCATTTATGGGTGGTGCTGTGGGCTTAGGCTTATCTGCGTTAGCTGCTGGTTCTTATTCTAGTTTTGATGTACGTGCTACTAAAGCTGCCACTCAGCTTGGCGGTACTAATTTGCAGGTAGGCGCTGCAATCGCTCAAACGAAGCGACTAGCTCAGGAATTAGAAGTAGCAATCTTAGGTTTAGCGAAGCTGTATCCGGCTACAGCGCAAGAAATGGCCGACGCATCCTATAACATCTTCTCTTCAATGGACTTAGGTGCTAGTGCTGTTGAGCGCATGAAGAACGGAGTTGTCGTTCTAACTGAAGCCAATAAAGCTGCACAGGGCGGTCAGGTTGATCTTGCTACAGCTACCGATACGCTCATTACGGTATTCAACGACTTCTTACCAGCAACTACTAATCTTAGTACTGCTTTAGGTAAGAAGGAACTAAGTAAATCTATGGCTGAACTGTTCTCCATTGTCAGATTCATGCGCGGTGGGTTCCAAGAACTGAGCGCGGGAATGAACAAGCTAGCTCCTGCCGCAAAGCAGTCTAAGCAGTCACTAATTGAGGTAGGCGCGGCGTTTGCTGTTGTTACGCAAGCAATCCCTTCTGCCGCACAAGCCTCCACAGCAGAAGCTAGACTGTTAGACCTCTTTGGTACTGAGCAGTTCATCACTGGTATGAAGAAAGCTGGCGCTAGCATTACTGTTATGAAGAATGGTAGCGAACAGCTTATACCCCTCTATGACATTCTTGATAAGATCATCTCGCTCGATCCATCGTTGATGCTTGGTGGACCTAAGCTGACGCAGTTCGTCAAAGAGATTACACAGTTTGGTAGTGATACAGGTAAGGGCGGCTCTAAGGGTCTTATTCAGATGCAGCGCGCTCTCACCATCCTAGTCACTCAGCATTATAAGCACAGGAACATTCTGCACTTGGCGACTCAGGACGTTTCTGAGTATGACAAGTCAGTGAAGGCGCTAGCTGATACAGCGGATCAGAAGTACAAGACGGCTATTAACAATCTCAAAGTAGCTTGGATTCAGTTCGGTCAAGCTGTCATGCCAACGCTGCTAATGGTTCTTAACGCTTTCACGCGAGCGTTCTCAATCTTTACTAATCTGAGTAAGAACCAGAGAGAAACAATCGGCTTCTTAGTAGTCATATCTGGATTGCTGCTGACTCTTGGCGGTCTGTTCTCTTCAGCGTTCGGTGGAGTAACTATGGTACTAGCCACCATGCGGCTTCGTAAGATTGAACAGGCTATCAAAGACGTAGAAGTGGCACAGCGAACTCTTAACGCAACTAATGTTGAAGCAAAAGCTGGTTGGTTAAGTTGGGGCAAGTCGTTGTTGAAGGTAGCTGGATGGATTGGCGTAGTAACTCTGAGTTATGAAACGCTCAAGGGTGTTATCTCAGAGTTTAATGATAGAGACATTCACGGTAACTTTGCACAGAAGGTAGCGAGAGGTTGGGGTTCACAGTTTAAGTCTGCTGAAGGATTCGCTGCTGGAATAATCGACTCCGTTGCAGGCACTAACCTTAAGAAGCAAAGTGATGAGATGTGGGAAGCGGTTTTCGATTCCACACCTTCAATCTTTGGCAAATCGACTATGAAGCAGTCGCAGAATGATATTGATAAGCTGACTGACGCTCAGAAAGAAGCCGCTGCTGCCGCAGTTAAGGCTGGCAATAGTAAGCTAGATGCTATCATCAAACTGAACAATGCAGCTACTGCTTCTGATAAGAAGCTGGCTGACTACGAGAAGAGCCTCGCTAAAGAGACTACGCGAGCGAGGCAAGAAGCTCTCAAGCAGCAGAAATCAGATGTAGAGTCAGCAGCTAAGAATCTTCTGTCGAAGTACAAGGAGTTAGAGGCCGCTAACACCTCAGCAATTGGTGGTATCCTTAGTGGTCCTATCTCTGGTGGGCCTGTTCTTGGTGCCTTCTCCGGTATTAACCAGACGTTGATGGGTCTGGGAGTTAAGCCTATCAAGGTGCCGTTAGAGTTCATCATGCAGGATGCTACTGCTCAAGAGGAAAACTTTAAACTGTGGCGCGGTGGATTAGAGAAGCTGTCTAAGAAACTGCCGCCTGAGATGATAGTTGATCTACGCGCAGCAGGCATCGGTAAGCTACCTGAAATCCTTTCTCTTGCTGACGCTTCTCCTGCGTTCCTTGCTCAGTACAAGAAGGTGTGGTCAGATACTAAGGCAGCGCGTGATGCGGCTACTAAGGCAGATATGGATTCCACACTTGCCCTGTGGAATAGCTACGGCAAAGATGTTGCGTGGCAAATTGTTAATGGCCTAGTCGATAGCGGTGCTGAAGCCAAGATGTATGACAGCTTCTCCAAGATGATTACCACCACGTTTGCTGGTCAGCTAACCAAGAGCATGAACGATGCTGTTGCTCAGTCGATTCAAGATTGGAAAGAGTCTAATCCCAGGCCAAAAGTTACTGCTCCTGCTACAGCGAAACAGGATGCATGGGCACTAAATACGATTTGGCAAGAGATGCACCCCTCTATGACGGCAGCAGAATATTCAGCTAATCAAAGATCGCACGGTTGGTACGAAAGTAGCAATCCTAATCTTCAGATGAAAATAAGCCCTAACTTTAGGGGTGGTGGAGGTAAAGGTAAAGGCGGCGGAGGCGGCGGTGCTTGGGCCACAGGCGGTATTATTCCTGGTAGTGGCAATAGAGATAGCGTACCCGCTATGCTCACTCCTGGCGAGGTTGTGCTTAACAAGCGACAAGTCGCTAACGCCTCTGCGATGCTTGGCACCGCAAACCACCCACAGGCGGTATTCAACAAAGTACAGCACTTCGCTAAGGGCGGCGTAGCTGCCGCACAGAACTATATGCATATGAAGGGCGTTTCCTTTCAGCAAGATCCTAAGAGCGGAGCTATTAGCGTTATCAATGGTGCTGGTGTTAGGTATCGCACCTTTCAAGTAGGACAACCGGGATGGAAAGAGTTGAATCGTGAGACGGTACAGCTACCTACACAGAGTTTAGCAAAGGATCTTTTAGGTATAGCTAAGAGTTTCACTAACGAAGGTTTAAAGCAGCAAGGGCGTGATGCATGGGAAGGCGTGCGTCATCCATTGCGCCGCTTAAAGAGCGGTGGACAGATGGTGATACCTGCTGGCGGCAAGATTCGTTTTGCGCCGGGAACAGCAAATTTTGAAAAAGCTAAAATACTAGGCTCTCATACATCGTCAAGGTTAAAGGCTGCTGGTGAGAGTGCTAGTACTATCAGTCGAGATACTACTCAGTTATTGCAGTTACTAGAACTCGTAAAGTGGTCTAGCTCTACTGCTGAGATTAGCCTTATTCGTAAGTACATTGCTACTGGTCAATTGGGCGATGCAGCCTTCTTATTAGAGAGAAACCTATCTCAAGCAGCAGAATCTTCTGCTCAGTCTGCTGCTCTGCGTAATCCACACACAAAGGAGTGGAATAGGCAGAAGGCTACAAAGAAGAGAGTCGAAGCAGCCAAACGAGTAGCCAGACGATTAAGAGACGAAGAGACTGGTAGTATAGGTGGCCGTCCTCATCCTACTGGTAAGAAACTAGGCGGTAAATTAGATACTGAGAATACTGCCGTGTTGCAACAGATCGCAGCATTAGCGGCTGAACGCGATTTGGGTAAGCTAACACCCGAACAGATGAGGGCAAACCTAGATCAGTATAAGGAACTGAAGAAGCAATTAAAGTTTCAGGTTGCTACAGGCGGTCAGCTAACAGCCGCAGAGTTATCGGAGGCTCACGCTATTGTAGCTGCACGAAAGGGCGGTACGGAGCCGAAGGCGCAAGCTGAATTAAAGCGCGCAGCTACACGTAAGCGAACGAAGTGGCAGAAAGCTCACGATGCTCGTAACGCTAGGGATCTAGATATGCGCGACTCTCATCTGAGCAATGCTGCATTACACGCTAGTAGATTAGGCAGCGAAGCTGAGAAAACTGCTGCTGTTCTAGCTCTTATGCAGGGAGCGTCGCCAGAGGCTATTGCATCTGTGATCGGTAAGTTTACCAGTAGCGGATTCCGTGGTATGGAAGGTAAGGCTTTTAAATATCGCGGTAAGGGTGCCGTAGCATTTGGTAACATTCTAGATAGTCTTGAACGGGCTGGTAAGCACTCTGGCGATGTCACTCCGCGTAAGCCACCTAGCGGTCAGGTACACCCGTGGAAGCGCGGCCCACGTAAGAAGAGTAGTGGCCCTGCCAGTAACGTAGAGGCTCTCTTGCGATTAGCTGCTAGCGACAAGGGCAAGAAGTCTAAGTACGTGCAGGATAAGCTGAAGCAGTTATTAAAGGATGAGGCTGGCACTCTAGGTATAATTAAGGGTGGTGATTTCAGCGAAGGTTTAAAGGGTATCTCTCCTGTACTTTTTGGTCATTGGTCGGGGGCTGCTGAACGGGCCGCAGGTAGAATGGCCCCGCTTCAAACGGAGTTGCTTGCTTATTTGAAAGAGCTGGATACCGTGCCAGACTCTCACCGGAATTATATTAGACCAGACGGTTCACGTTCTGTCGGTAAGAAAAAGATGCAAGCTCAGGGATTCTATACGTATATTGGAAAAATGAAAAGTGAACTTTCTAACGTAGAAGAGAATTTGCATTTGATAAAGACTGCCCATCTTTCTAACCATAAGAGTAAATCTCTGTGGAATAAATTGAAGAGCGAGACTGGCACGTTGGGATTATCGACCGGCGACAATCTAAAGTTTTTATCGAGTAGGAAAGTTAAGCGTCCTGGTGAGTTGGAAAAGCTCATCACCGTGATGTATGAGAATGAACGTGATTATAATATGGATCGTCTCAAGAATGTCTTGGGGAGTAATAACAAAAAGTTGGGACATAGTATTATTCAATTTACTCCTAATATGTCTCATGTATCCCACGTCGGAACTTTTGGAAAGACGTCGATTAAAGATCTATCGGCTCTATTAAAGCCAGCTTTAGATCGTTGGTACTCCGACGGAATACCAATTAGTGCTGATGTTGTCAATCTAGAACTTGGAAGAGTAATACGACTATTGAATAAACGAAGTCCTGGTATGTTTACTGCTGCAACATTGAAGAGTATTAAGCAGCCACACCCACCGTTTCCTGAAGGGTTTAAGCGAGGCGGTTGGGTTAAGGGGCGAGGCAATAACGATACCGTTCCCGCATGGCTGACGCCCGGTGAGTACG